GCACATAGCGCCCAACGTAGGGCGTGTAGTAGATCGTTGTGGCGCCCGTGACCGAGGTCGTCATCACCGGGACGCCGGTTGACAGCGTGAGGCGGCCTTGCGGGACAGAGGGAGAGCCGCTGCCGCCGCTTGAGGACAGGTCGGTTTCGGTGCCCGCGTCGTCCTTGATGTAGAGCTTGCCGTCGCTCTTGGGATAGACCGCCACCGTCCCGCTCGCCGGGGTCGACGGCGCGGCCATCTCACTCATGATGAGCGCGCCGGTCATCGTCTGATTAACAACGCCGGAGACGTTGCCGCTGTCGTCGATGGTGACTGCAGACGATTGAGCGCCCTTCAGCGTGCCGTCAGCTCTCAGGACACGATTGTCGGTGCCGAAGTTTGACGCTGCAGTAACGTCACCCGTACCAGCACCGTCCGCGCCCTTGGCCGCGACCAGATCCCAAACCGTCGCCCAGCTCGCGCCGACGCCGGGCTCTGTCGATGCGCCGGACGTGTGGCCGCTGGTGCAGATGTAGCTTGAGCCGTCGTTCTCCACTGCGTCGTTAGCAACGTAGGCCGTCGCGGTCAGCCATGCCCCCTGCCACGCATCCCACGCCGGCCCAGTTGCACCCGTGGCGCCTGTCGAGCCCGTCGCACCAGTTGCGCCCGTCGCTCCGGTATCGCCCTTGTCACCCTTGGGCACGAACGAGACCGACATAGCATCATCGGCCGAGGGAGCACTGCCGCCGACGACGTTGGTCAACGCCACCGTGTAATAGGTCGAGTTGTCCGTTATGCTGGTAACGTCGGCCTCGAGGTATTCGGCACGGTCCGCAACCGTGAAGATGCGAAGGTGCCCCTTGATGGTCGAGGTCGAGTCGTCGAACGTCGCGAGGTAGGTCCCGAGGCTTTCGCTGTTGGCGCCGGTCTTCGAGATGTTGACCGCCGTCGCGCTGCTGAGCGTGGCGTCATTGGCCAGCACTTTGCCCGATCCGGGATCGCCGGCCGTGTTGGTCGACCACGTGTAAGCCAGGCCCGTGTTGGGTCCTACAGGGCCAGTCGGGCCGGTGGCGCCATAGGAGTATTCAAGCGCAAGTTGGTCATTGTTGGCAAGCGATCCGCCTGACGCGCCGACCGCGACAGGGATGGTGTAGAAGCCCGATCCTGAGGACGGCGAGCCCGACACCCGCAGCGCAATCCGGTTTGCCTGCGCCCCAACCTTGCTCAGAAGAATAACGTTACCCGACGACAGACCGGACAGAATGCCGGAGATGTCGACGCCCCAGCCGTCCGTGGTCGAGATGTAAATCTCGGTGATGCTGCCGAGCGTGGCGCTGTTGCCGCGCACGCGCGCGGTGCCAGGGTTGCCAGAGGTGGTGCCGCTGTCCCACTGCAGCGGGAACCCGAACACGGCCAATTGTGCGGCGGCGAGCGCCGTCGACGCGATGATGTCGACGTGAAAAGCGACGTTCTTGACGCGATTCTCGGTCGTGGCGGAGGCGTTGTCTGCCGTCGTGCCCGTGGCCGTGACGGAGTGCGCGTGATCGCCGTTGGTCGACGTGCTAACCGTGCTGTTGGCGTTGAATACGGACGTTTGCGCAAGGTCGTTGCGAACCGATGTCGACCCCTGCGCCTGCGATTCGCTGTGTGCGTGCGCGCCGTTGGTGGTCGTCGAACCGGACACGGTGACCGTGTGCGTGTGCGCCTTGACGCCGTCCGTTTGCGTCGAGCCCGCCGTTCTCGCACCGCCCGTGTCGATGCTTGAGCTGGTCGCCGCAAAACGCAGGAAGTAACCAGCGGCCGGCGGGAGCGAGAAGGTCGTCGAGGTCGAGCCCCACGGATAGGACCGCGACGACAGCCACGAATTGAGCTCTGGATATGCGCTTTTGAGCACGGTTTGCGTGCTCTCAGTGAGCCGGATGCGGCCCGCGCCCGGCGAGCTGTCGAGCGACAAGACCATGTCGCCAATCTGCGGCAGCCGCGCAGTGATCGACTGCAGGGCCACGCCGGAAGCAAGCGACGTGACGTAGTAGCCCCCCGCCGAATACCAAGCGTCATCCGACTGGCTGTAATAGGCGGTCACCGGCACGCCGGACTTGATGTTGTCGGCGTCGAACTCGGTCCCGGATTTGGGGCGCCATGGCTTGGCGCCCGTGCTGTCCACGTTGAGGGTACAGGTTGAGGTGTTCGAGTGGTTGGGGACGAATGTAATCTGCTGCCCGTTGCGCAGGCTTGAGCCGCCGGCCGCCGTCGTCACCGCGTAGGCGTTCGCCGATCCCGTGCTTGATCTGGTCGGAGCCAGATCTGCCAGCAGCTCGGCCACGCGCGCCATCACCGCGCGCATGGAATCGTTAACGGTGCTGGGGTTCTGGTACTCGGCGAAGTTGATCGTAGCGTCTGCGTTCTCGTTGCTGGCCGCCGTCTGAGACCAAGCGTAAATCGTGTCAGTCATGGGGGAGGAGCACCTTGGTCTGATCCTGGGCCAGGTCGTTGATGATGGCCATCAATGCCGCGTTTTCCGAGCGCAGCCGTTCGAGCTCGGAATTGGCCTGAGGCTGGGGAAGGGGCGGCGGGGCGGGACGCAAAGCCACTGTGGGGACGGCCGGCGGCGGCGCCGCATCGAGCACGGCCGGGGCGTTGACTTGGTGCGATACCGTCAGGCGGTCGGAATCGCCGAACGACCCTTTGGCCGAACGGATGGAAACCGGAACCGAGTAATATGTGCCCTTGTTGGCGACCTCGCCGATCACCCAGGCGACAACGACGTTGTCCGCGAGCCCGTCGCGCTCGACGACGATCACGTCCCCGAGCCCCCATGCGGAGACCTGGGGACCGATGCGCGCTGCGGCTGCGTCGCGGGCCGATATGTGCAAATGCTTGATATCGGCAAGGCGGGGTGAATCGAAACGCAGGCGGCCCGCTCCGGGGTCGCCATCCGACCACCCGCCATCGAAGGCGAGTGGGATCATGGGGTCTCTATGAAAGCGCTGGTGGTGTTCCTGGGAACGCTGGCCGTGCTCACCTTTGGCGGGCACTGGCTCAAAAACGAGTTTGCAGCCGGCAACTATTGGTCGCTGGCGTGGTGGCTACTCGGGATTGGCGTGCTGGCGTGGCTCGTGATGCACGATCACGAACGGGAGGAGATTAAGGCGTGGCTTCGGGGGTGGCTGCGCTGACTGCCGGAACGCGAAGGCTGTTGACGAACCGGCGCACGCTAGCCTCAAAAAGACGGCGTTGGGCCATATTCATATTCTGCGTTTGGCCGTACTGGATAAGCCCCTGAACGATCTCGTCGCTGGTCGCGCCCTGGGCAAACAGCATCCGAGCCGCGTCGGTTGCCACACGGGTTCGCCGCTCATTGAGCATGCCCCGTGCAAGCGCGTTGCCTATGCGGTAAACGGCATCCAACGCAAGGCCGGTCAGGGTGCTCTGGCGCACGCTGCCAAGCACCTGATCGCCGGAGCCGGCCGGCATGGGGTAGCGTTCCCGTGACGCAATCCGGGGCGCCGTCGCTGACTGATCTCGAATGGCTCGCTCGGTCGCCATCATCTTCGCTTCCGCGTCCATGCGGTTTAGATACTGGCGGGCGCGCTCTTGCTGGCTCAGAGGCGAGTTGGCGGTTGCTGAGTCGGGCAACGCCATCTCGAGCTTGCGACGGTTCTCATACTTGGCAAACGGGTTCAGCACTTGGCCGTCACGGGTCGACGTGACCTGCATCGTGCGGACATTGTTCCGCATGCCCTGCTGCAATCCCTCGCGCTCGGGAACCGTCATGCCCCGCATCTCTTGGGCGAGTTGGTTTGCGCTGACGCTGTCCTTGAAGGCGTTGTTTCCGAGCTCAATGGCTTCCCGGATGTCCTTGCCCTGTCCGCTCAGGTTGCGGGCGTGCTCCCAAACGCTGATGGGGTCGCGACCGTTGGGCGTGATCGGGCGGCCCTGCGCGTCCCTCGCGATGGCGCCGCGCTGGATCAGGATGCCGTCGACTTCCGAACGCAGATCGCGCGCGAGGTTGCCATAGACCCGCGCAAGGTCGGACCCACGCGGCGCCTCGCGGGCGATCTGATCGACACCGCGCTTGATATAATCGAGCATCAGGCCATCAAGACCGCGGGTGCGATGCGTGCGCAGGTTGACGCCCTGCGCCGACGCCAACTCCACCGCCTTGGCGTAAGCACTCTGCGGCACGCGCTGCAAAATGTTGACGAGCTGGTTGGTCGGCTCGATACGGACCGCCCGGAACTGCTCATAGAACGGCGTCGCCGCCGCGTTGCCCCGATCCACCGCCGCTTGCGCCGTGATGTCGTCGGCGACCGCCGGTCCAATCGTCGCATTGGCCTCCTGCGCGATGCGCGACGGGCGCAGGTTGGCGCGATCCTGGAGCGCCTGCCCGCCGATCCGTGCCGTTTCGCCCGGCCGGTTGAACAGGTTGTCGCCGTCCCGCATGAGGTTCTGACCGTAGTCGATCAGCATTCCCTCTTCACCGAGCTCCGGCGTCTTCATGCGGATGCGTTCTTCCGCGAACTCCATCCCACCCTGGCCTCGAGCGCGGGCCGCATTCACCGCTTGCATCTGCCGAGCGCGGTCGCCGCCCGAGATCACGTTCGCCGCGTCGTCGGCCACAAAACTCTCATGCACGCGACGCACCGCGCCGGGGTCATAGCCCTGCAACTGAGCGGGGAGGCCCTGGTTGCGGTTGGTGACGTACTCGAAGGCGTTACCGAGACCGCGTGCAACGGGTGGCATGGCAGCGCCGAGCCCCATGCCGATGCCCACACCCATCCCGGCGTTCAGCGCGCGATCTTGCGCCGTTTCGCCTTCGCCGGCGCCGTAGAGACCGCCGTAGAGACCGCCGGTCACGGCGGCATTGACCATCTGCGACACAAGGTTCTGACCGGGGAACAGCCCCACCGTGCGAAGCGGCGTCGACATCACGCCGCCCAAGAGCTTTTGAACGCCGCCGGCCGTCACGTCGCCGATGATGGGCAGGCTGCCGAGCTTGGTGCTTTCCTTGTCGACCTTGCGAAAGCGAGCCTCGGCAAGATCCTTGGCCTCCTGATACGGCATGCCAATTCGGCCGCCTGAGACCGAGTGCAACCCCTGCTGCAACCCGCCTTCGATCTCGTCGATCCACGATCCGATGGGCGTACCGCGCACGACATTCGACAGCAACGATCCCGGCGCGAACTTGTCCTCTGCCGCCCGCTTGTCGGCCCACGCCGTCATGGTCTTGCGTTGCGACTTAGGGTCCATCTTCTCGAGATCGGCGCGGATGGCCGTCTCGGGGCGGTTGAGGTCGAACGCGGGCGCGGCGGCAGCTTGCGGCGCTGCCGCTGGCTTCGCCAACTGCGCCGCGTTCTTCTGCACGAAGGCAATAGCGTCCTGCTCGGTTGCGCCATCGGGCGCATTGACCTCGTAGCTGACGCCATCCGGGCCGGTGATCTGAAAGCGCGCCATCAGTCAAGCCTCTTGGCGGACCAGCCACCCGTGTCAACCGGCGCCGGCTGCGCGGTCGGGGATGGCTGCGGCCTGACCGAATAGCTCGGTTCCCCCGCCGCCGCCTTGCGCCGCGCGAGATCAACCAGCGCTTCGACCTCCTTACGCACGTCGGCCAGCGCCCGCTTGTATTCCTCGGTCCCGACCTGCATGGACTGCAGCCGCGAGATCGACGCCGTCGCCTTGGCGCCTTCCGCTTCGGTGATGGCGCCACCGCCCCGCAGGCCCGCATACGCTTGGAGGAACGCTTTGCCTTGCACCTGATCGATGCGGGCCTGAGACGCGCGCGCTTCCGGCGACACGTTCAGCAGCCAAGAACTGAGCCCTTGCGTCATCCTGGGCAGGTATGGATCTTTTTCGACCGCGTTGATTGCATCGATCATCAACTTGGCGTTTGCCTCAACGGCTGGCAACTCGGCCTTGGCCTTCCCGACAGCTTGTCCTTGCTCAGTCGCCGCCGCCTTGCGCAGTGCCAGAATTTCTGCCGGAACCGGAGTCACACCCTGCGGCATCTGCGACGCCACCAGCTTCCCGTCTCGGCTGGCCTGCATCGGGACATAGTTGCCCTTGTCGTCAGTGCCCCACGTGATCTGCTGCGCGGTCTGGCCGTTCATGTCGCGCTTCTGCTTCATCCAGTCTTGGAAGCCGCCGCTGAAGCCGTTGTTCTTGGCGTACTGAAATTCGCGGATGTCGTCGGTCTGGCTGGTCTGGTTGCGATAGTCGATCAGTTGCTTTTGCGTGTTGAGGCCCTGCTCGGCCTGCATCCGGTCCATGAGCGACTTCGCGATCAAGTTCCCGCCCTGCTCTGGCCCCAACAGTCGCGCGATGTTGGCAATCGCCGGATCAACGCCAGCCATTGCGCCGGGCTGGTTGAATGCGGCCTCCATTCTCTGCCGGCGGGCCTGCTCGTCCGCCATCTGCTGCGAGCGCTGCATGGCCATTGCCCGCTGCGAGCCAGCGTTCATGCCCTCGTTGGTGTCGCCGCCTCGAGCGGCAGCCAAAAAGCCGCCGAGCCCGCTCTGAAACATCGGGGTTGCGAGCGCCTTGGATAGCGACCAGCCGTCGTCAGCCATGGGAGCGGGCTCCATCTGCGGCGATTGTTGAGGGTGCGGTGATTGTGATGCGGGGATTCCAGGGGCAGCACCGCCAAGGAACATGGCCGCTTCTGCGTTGCGACGCTTGACTAGGCCCGGCAGCACCGCGCCGCCAGCCTTGTTGTATTCCTGCATAATCCTAGCTGCGCCGGCCATGTCGCCGGACTCCAACGCAGCGCGAAGCCGCGTCGGTTGGTTCATCCAACCGGGGCCAAGATTGTAGGTGAAGCTCGTTAGCGCGTCGGTCTGGTTGGGCGCGAGATTGGGGAACCGCTTTGTTACATACCCGCGCGCCTGGTCGACTTCGGCCGACAGCCGCCGTTCGCCTTCGGCCCTGTCGATCACCTCGCCGGGAAAGCGCGCGCGCGTGCCATAGCCGACCGAGGTCTGTTTATAGTCCCCATATGCGCGAGGGTTCCAACCCTCCTGCTGCATGATGAACGGGAGCACGCCCACTAGATGCCCCCGACGATCCGGCCGGCGGCATCAGTTCCGAAAGATGTCGGCGCCCCATAGCCGCCAAGCCACTTGGGGTCCATCCCCAACATGCCCTGCGTGTTGGCAGACAACCCATTGACGCCGTTCAACGCAGCAAACGGATTGCCCGTCGCCAAACCAAGCCCGATCTGTGCCGCCGACACTGCCATCCCGAGCTTGTCCGCCGGCTTGGCCTGCGTCTGCGTTCCGCTCGACTCCCCGCCCATGGCGCCGATCTGCGTCGCGTTGCCCCTCAGCCAGTCAAGCGCGGAGATAGGCGCCCGCGCCGCCGCGTTCGCCTGCTCGTCCTGCAGTTGCCCGGCCTGGATAGCGGCCTGCATGCGCGCGGCCTGCGCCTGGTCCGCAGCACCCGCGATCCCGACGCCCTGATAGCCACCAGACAACAGCGTGTTGGCGGCCCCGAGCTGGTTCTGCCTCTCGGTGTTGTACTGCCCCATGCGTGCCGATGTTTCGAGCTCGCCCAAGCGATCCGTCAGCACGCCAGTGTGCGCACCTGATCCATACCGACCGGCCCCTGAGAACTGCGCGTTGACCGCATCGGCCGTGCGCCTCGAGGCGTTCGACAACGCCGCGTCAAGATACGGGTTGCCCGTCATCCGCTGGCCCTGCGCCGTCGCCATGAGCTCGGACAGGCCCTGGCCATATCCCTGCTGCGAGCCCTGGATGATCGGCTGCGCGGCACCGGCCGTCATGCTCGGCGTCCGCCCGAAATCGGACAGCGCGTTGATGGTGTTAGTGTAGGTCGGCGCGAATGCCGCCGTGTTGCCCGACAGGCTCTGCGCTTGGGACAGGATGTCCGACAACACCGGCTGAGCCGGGGACCACGGGTTCGAGGTCTGTTGCGTGGTCGTGGTCTGCTTCGAGCCAGACATCGGCTAAAGATCCTTCTCGAGAAGTATGTGCGTCTTGCGATAGCCGCCCGGCTTCAGCAGTTCACCCCAGCCCGGCCGCGCCAGCATGTCGAGCTTGCGGCACCCTTCGACGCGGGCCCACTGCTCAATGTCCGCGATGAGATGCGTCCAATCCTTCGCGCCATACCCGGTGCACACCCGGATCATGCAGCACTTGATGCCGCTGACATCGAGGTAGAGCTCGGTCACGACGATCGCTTTGACGGCGCCGTTCCACACGACCCACAACTGCCAGTCACCCGACAGCAGCTTGCGCGCCACTTCTGCCTCGGAATACCGGCCCCGCGAGCGAGCGCACACCTTGCGCATCAGGTCCCGCACCAGCGGATAGGCGTCCCGCACGTGCTGCTTGGGGATCTGCTGCAGGACGTACTCAGCCGCCGACGATGAGATAGCCGAAGGTGCGGTCTGTGGAGGCGGCGTTGGCGTGGGTGATGGTGACGGTGGGGACGCCGGCAACTCGGCTGATGCTTGCATATGTGGTCCCTAGTGCTGCAGCGGCATTCGACGTTCGCGGCGTCAAGAAAACCTCGGCGTTCTCGTTGACGGTCTCGCCTGTGATCGTGGTCGTAGTCTCGTTAGCGCGCAGCGTGACGCGGCCCGTGGCGTTGGAGCGGCCCTCTATGAGCTGCCGAACCGCGAAGATCACATCCCGGAGCCCCGCTCCAGTCTGCGGCAGCGTCCTCACCGCAGCCCCCGCGAGCCGGTGAGCGTCTGCAGGCCGGTGACCTGCTGCCAGACCGAGCCATCGGGCACAATGAGCTTGGCGCGGATCATGTTGCCGCTCGCGTGCGCCGGGCAGATCCCCGTCGATTCCATGGCCTCCGCCGTGGCGAATGTGATCGTGTCGCCGTCCGCCTCGCGGGCGCTGATCGCCACCGTCGCCGCGCGCGTGTCAATAAAAGGCCGGGTGCCCTTGATGAGTGCCCGTCGCGTTGCAAAGCCGTCCGAGGTCGTGATCTGCGCTTCCATGTTGGGGCCGGCAAAATAGCTCAACTTGCTATCCGACCCGAACACGCCTAGCAGGGCCGCGCCACCGCGCCAGACCGGGCTGTCGAGCGAGAACGGCAGCGTGTCGATCGTGCCGAATGCGTCGAGGTCGTCGAGCGTGATGCCCGTCGTCAGCGTCGACATCAGCGCTTGGATCGGAACGTCCACAATCGTGGCTTCGTCCAGCGCCCAATCGTAGACCAGCGATCGGTTGAGGTCCGATCCAGAATTGTCCCGCGAATTGTAGGCCCAGATCACAAACCGCTGTGACGGGCTGACACCGCCGATGACGATCTGCTCGGTGCCTGACTTCAAATCGTCGAGGAACCACTTGCCCCACTTTCCAACCCCGATGGGCTCGGAAGCCGCTCCGCCGATGTTAAAGCGATAGAAGCCGTCCGCCGACAAGTAGAACGCCAGCCGGCCGACGCGCACCAGCGAATACGGCGCCTGCAGTCCCCGTCCGTCCTCGATCTCGTCAATGTCGAAGATCGTCGGCGAGCCCGGCGCGTAGGTCATGCGCTTGATGGCGCCAGCCTGAAACACATAGCCGACCTCACCCCCGAGCAAACCGCGCACCGGCCCGCCGTTTTGAAATGTCTGCGTGTCCGACGACTGGCTGCCCGGCGTCCAATGTTCCGCGTTGGCGAGGCCCGACCATTGAATGGTCCGTTCGTCGCCGTCCAGACCGCCGAGCACCACGAAATCACGCACGACGGCAATATAGCGGGCCTGCGGCGGCGTGCCACCCAACGCCGAGAACGCGGACGAGCTCCCGAGCAAGAACTTCTGCGGCGCGTCGCCGATGTTGACCGCGATAACGAGCGCACCCGACGCGGCGAACGACCACCGCTCGCCAGATCCGGCGCTGTAGTCGTCCGGGTTCTCGACGGTCAGCAGGTTGCCGCTGTCGTCGGTGAGCTGAACCGCGCTATCGTCAACCAGCGCTTCGCTCGCGATGCGGGTAACGTCGTCCCATCGCGAGTCAGGGCCAAGGTTATAGAGCTTCGTTTCATCGCCCGCGAACACGAACACGTCGCCGTCGTCGTCGTAGACCGTCGCGCCGCCCAGGCACGTGCCACGGATGGCATCTGACACCGCAGCCAACGACGGCATGGGCCTATAGCCGTTGACCGCCGGAAGGCAGTTGATTGCCGCCGTGCACACGGGGACGTTAACCCCCTCTTTGTCCGGGTGCCAAGGTCCCCACGGGATCATGCGCCGATAATCCTACGGGGGCGGATCTGCACCGGGCCAGGCGTGCGGCCAGAGTTGGCGCGCTGGTTGGCGCCCTCGATCATCGACCGCGCCTTGGCGAAGTGTGCGACGGCAAGCGCCTCCTCCTGCATCCAGGCGAACGCCTCGAACAAGCACAGATGCAAGTAAAGCAGGCCATGCGCGACGATGAGCTGACCGGCCGTGTTGGACGCCGTGATGGCGGGATATTGAGCATAATAGAGCACGTCGAGCGTCGTGTCGGACGACGGCGCAACTTTGATCGTCTCGCCCTCGATCGTGTAGTAGAGCGGCAGCCCCGTTGATGCGTAGCGCGCAAGCTCGACGGCGATCCGCTCCGGCGTCATGTAGACGAGCCCTTGCGTATCTCCTGAGCGGCTGATCTTGCGCACGTCGCACACGTCGTCGGGCCATGTGCCCGAGCCCGACGTTATGGTGATGGTCGACGCCACCTCCATCGCCTTGGACCGCAGCGGTGGGCTGTATAGATCATCGCCCGGCTTGCCGCCGCCGTTATAGAGGCGATCTTCCGCCAGCGCGACGAAGGTGGGGAACATCGCCGTGAACGTGGAATCGCTGCGGGCTGCGTAGGAGAGCACAGCCGCGCGCAGGGTATCGTAGTCGGCGACGCTCACACGATCACCTCAGCCGTCTTGAGATAGCGCCAGTCGGGGTCATTGAGGAGCTGGCGAACCTTGGGCCAGTGGTCCTCATTGTGCACGTCCACCCCGTGCTTGATGAGCCACGTGTATTGCACGCCGATCGGAATCGACGCGACGCGCCACATTTCGCTGTCTTGAGCGTAGTAGTCGCGGCCCATGCTCTGCTTGGCCTTGTTGAGCTCGAGGATCGGTTCCACGTCCTGCTCGTAATGCAGGACGAACCCGTCGTCGGTGTCCTCCCACCAGATGTTCATTCGGCGTTGGGGGTCCGCCTTGAATAGCCGTCGATTGCTCATGTGGTGAGATGCGCCCATCCCTTGGCGAGCCACATATCAATGGCCTCGCGCGTCTCGTCGGACTCTGACACCACAGACCCACACTCGTACTTGCCCCCGTGGCCGTCGTGGACCGGGTGCTTGCTGATCACTTCGACCTTGCGCGACGGGGCGGTTGATGCCGCCGCCGCCCGCTTCATCTGTTCCTCGCGCACTCGCTGCTGCTCAAGGAACGCCTTGCGCTTCGGATTCATTAGGACGTGACGCCCTTGATGACCGCGAAGTTGATGACGGGCTGCTCGGTGGTGGTGCCCGACAGCGTATAGGTCGTGATCTCGAACGAGCCCGAGCCGACCGCCGTCACCCAAACCGCGCGCTTGTCGGTGCCGCTCTTCTGCGAAACGATCACCACGTCAGTCGCGGCAACGGTCGAGTTCGTCACCGTGAACGAGGCCGGCGTGGTCGAGCCGGCGGCGCTGACGAGGGTGATGGCACCCGTCGTCTTATTGATGGTGACACCCGTCGTGCGGCTGGTCGCCTGTGTGACCGTGCCGCCAGCGCCCGATCCGTAGCCGATGCCGCCGGTCCCGGTCGAGGTCAGAGCGCGCGGCGTGGTCACACCGCCCGTTCCGGTGCCGTTGAGGGTGATCGTTCCCGATCCCTTGGCATCGATGGTCAGGGCCTCGTTGCTGCCGCTCGAGATGGCCGCCACCGCGACACCGCCGGCAGCCGCCGCGCCCGTCACCTTGAGGCCGGTTGCAACGCTGCCCGTCGACGCGTCGACCTGAACCACGGGGTTGGTTGCGCCGTTGGCGCCCACGGCCAGCGCCGAGGCTGAGGTCGAGGTCACGGTGGCCGTTCCCGCGACGGAGGTGTTCCGGGACAGCGCGATAGCACCCGTCGCCGTCCCGTTGATGGTGACGGTCCCGGAGCCCTTGGCGTCGATCGTCAGGCTCTCGTTGGTGCCGGAGCTGATCGCCTTGACGGCGACACCGCCAGCGGCTGCAGCACCGACGACCTCGAAGCCGGTCGCCTGTGATGCGGTGTTGCAGTTGATCTTGAGGACGGGATTCGTCGAGCCGTTGGCGCCCACCGCAATGGCGTTGGCGCTCGTGCTCGTGAGATTTGAGATTGCTGCCATTGTGGCCCCTTATAGGAAGAGAAGGTTGCCGCCGGAATCGGTGAGCTGGACGCCGTTGTCGTCGTAAAGCTCTTCGCCGGTCGTGACGTGGGTTTCCTCGAAATACGACGGCGGCCTGGCCTTGAAGCCCTGCGCGTTGACGTAGGTCGCGGTGGTGTTGGTGATGCAGGCGACGTTGAGCGCCGTGTTCGGCGTTCCGTAGAGAGGCGGCGAAAAGCGGATCTGCAGGTCATTGGCGTTGGCCGCTCGCGCGTATCCCCGCCAGATCACCGTTGAACCGTCTTTCAGCACGACCTCTGTGCTTGTCGTGGCGTGGCTGTTCTGGACGGTCAGCGTCTCGATATAGTTCGAGATGCCGGCGCCAGCCGCCGCCGTAAGGGCAACGTCTGATGTGCCCGTGATGCCACCGGATGCAGCGGCATACGACCACGGTCTGTTGCTCTGCGAGCCTCCCCCCAGGTTGCCGCTGGAGTCGACACGAACGGGGACTGCTACCCCGTCCGTGTTGAGGCCGTAGAGATGGACCTTTGCCATTAGCTGGTGGTCAGGTCAGCGATGATGAGGTTGCCCTTCTCGTTCGTCGCCTGAAGCGTGCACTCGCACGAGATCATGCGACGCTCAGAGTGGCCGGTCTTGGCGAGCGGCTGCGTCTTGAAGGGCTGCAGGAAGCGGATCTTCCACTTCGACGGATCGATGCCGAGCACCGAGCGATCACGCGACAGGCGCGAAGCCACGATGGTGTGACGGCCATAGTCGGACACGTACACGTCGGCAGCACCGACGATGGTGGCCATGTCCGAGCCCTTGACCTCGTTGGTGGTCTGGGCGATGCCGGCGAAGCCAGAGATCGTCTGCTTGTTGAACGGCCCCGCCACGATCATGGGAATGTTGGCGCCGTTGGTCCAGGCAGTGCGGATTGCGCTCTTAAAAATCGCTTCCGTCAACGCACGCTGCGTGCCGTCCGTCGCGGCCGAGACGAGACCGCCCGAATATCCGCCCTGCGAACCGTCGCCCGCACGGCTGTCATTCGACGTGATCCACGCCTCGAAACCGGCCATCTTGCCAGCGGTCGATGCGTCGCCAAGGACAGACGCATAGTTGCCGGAGATGCGGGCCTCGATATCCATGCGGATGCCGACGCCTTCCTTGGCCACCTGATAGGCCATCTCGGACGAGCGGCCTGCAGCGTCGACCGCCTCCGACGTGCTCGACACCTGAATCACGCCGTCGAAGGGCTGGACGACATTCTTGAGCCGGCTGGGCTGCGTGGTCGAGTTGTTGGTGGCGTCGTCACCTTCGATGGTGGCGTTGTCCGCGTTGGCTGCGCGGCGGGTGTCGACCAGCCACTCCGGGGTGCGGCTCTTGCAGGTGCCCTTGCCGAACTTGGTGTAGAGCGGGGTCTCGTAGGGATCGATATTGCTGATCGTGTCGGACAGCTCTTCGCGGATGCCGACCATCGCGAAGGTCTGAACGGTGTTGCTGGGGACAGCCATAGCTGATTGACCTCAAAGTAGGGCTTCGATGGCCCTGGCGCCGTCGTCGAGACTTCCCGTCCGCGACAGCCGCTCAAGGGCGTTGCTCAGGTTGGCCCGCTTGCCGTTGGCAGGGGCCTGACGCGCTGCGGACCTGACGAGCTTGGGCTTTGCGCTCACGGCCTTTTTGACCGTCTCGGCTGCTGCCTTGCTCTGGCGTCCGGCCAGTGCGTCTTTCAACACGCGAACCACCCGTGCATCGCCGATGGCGTCAAGCTCTGCGGCTTTAAATCCGTATGCCGATTCAACCTCGGCATAGAATTTCTGGACACCTTTGGGATCTTTGAACTCGGGGGCAAACTCAACCACTTCGCGCGCGACCCGTGCCAGGCGCACGCGCTGCAATTCGGCCTCGTGGGCGGCGTGCTCTTTGGCGACGCGATCGGCCTCGGCCTTCATCTGGTTCTTGGCCTGGATCATCGCCTCGGCCTGCTGCCACTGCTGGCGATAGAGCGCCGGATTGTAGTGCGGGCTCGTCTCGTCCAGCAGATCCTGGCTGGGCAAGCGCGGCTGCATGAGCTGCAGGATCTGCTGCGCGTTGGCGATATAGGTCTGGCGGGCATGCTGGCTCTGGACGACGATCTCCTCGACATCCGGCGTCATCGCCGGCTGCGCGCGAAGCTTGCCCAGCTCCTGCTCAAGCGTCTGCGCCTTGCGGTGGCTCTCGATCACCTCGGACAGCTTGAGCTTTGTCGGCTCCTTGCCCTCTTCCTCGGGCGGGAGCTCGATATAGTCCTCGTCGTCCTCGGCCTCGTCGGGCTTGGCGTCCTTCGCCTCCTTGGCCGGCGGCTCAGCATCAGCCTTGGGCTTCTTGGCGTTGTCGGCCTCGCGGGTCGGCTCCGAAGCGCCATCCTCGACGAGCTCGGCGTCATTGTCGGTGCGCCCGTTTCCCGCGAACCGTCCGCCGATATCACGAGACTGCGCAGGGGCGCTCGGGGTCTCGTAGTTGTTGCCGATCATGGCGGCAATGTCAGCGTCAAAGCTCTGGCTGGTGTCATCCATGGTCAGTCTCTCGTTTCTTGAGCTTGTCGATCTGGTCCTCGGCGGCCTTCAGAGCGCGCGGGACGGCTTCCATCCACGTCAGCAGTGATCGGACGGCGCGGGCCTCTGCTGCGGCTTCGCGGCGCTCGTCGTCGGACTTGGCCACGAGAACCCGGTCAATCAGGGCTTCCAATGCGCGCCGCATCGTGTCGACGGCGTAGGGATGCGCGAGGCTGTCGACCGCGCGCAGGTTCTCGGCCCGAGAGATGAGATCCCCCAGGCGGTCGGCAAGTGTCCGGTCACTCATTCGCGGGGAAGCTCCTGGCCACAGTTCGGGCAGCGCTTGGGCTTGGGCGCGGCCTCGTCCTGCAGGTCGTCAATCAGGCGATCGTTGCCGGGGTCGGGCTGCTCGACGGGCACAAGCTCGGTCGACGGCACGCCTTCTTTGTCCGGGCGCCAAGGTCCCCACGGGATATTGTCCTTCGGGTCAGGCATCGAGGCGACCTCCGGGCTTGTAACCAGACCCTGTGCCTTCCTTGTCCGGCATCTCGCGGCGCAACTGCGCTTCCATGTTGAGCTTGGCCATCGCTAGCCGCTCTTCTTGCTCCATGCGTCGCAGGGCCAGCCGCTCCTCGAGGTCAAGGCGCAGCAAGGCAAGCTGCTCCTCACTTTGCATCTTGGCTGCGGACTTCTGCTGTTCGATCTGCAATTGGGCCTGGCTCTTTTGCTGCTCGAGCTGCAGCTTGCCCTGGACTTCGATCAACTTGGGGTCGGGCTGCGGCTGCGGCGGCTGATCGGATTCGGGCGGGACCTCCTTGAAGAACCGGCTTGCGTCCTTGAACCCCATCACGCGGACCATCTCGGACAGCGTGTTGCGGTACTCGGCGAACCCGACCACGGGATTTCCAGGGCCGGCGTTGAGCAGGATCTGCTCTTGCTTCGCCGCGATCAGCGACAGGTGCGCCATGCGCTTGTCACGGGACTCGATCGCCATGCCGACGTGCACGGTGACGGTCATCTCCTCGGACCAGCGCCGAGGATCGACCTGCAGTTGCTTGCCAGACACCTTGATCTGGCGGGCGCCGTCCTGATTGCGGACGATCAGGCGCAACAGCTTCTCGAACGCGTCCTGAAGGCCAAAGGACAGCCAGCGCGCGACCAACTCGATACGCTCGTTCGCCGCTGACTGCAGGTCTTCGATACCCTTGGCCGTCTGCGTGATCGCCTTGGGCGCAATGCCCTGGGCATGGGCTGAGACGCCGGACGCCACCTCGCGCTGTCGGTCGAAGTATTCGATGGCTTGAAGTGCGACAGGTGATACGTCCGGCGTCATCAACGGGGCGACCGCCGCTCGCGCATCGCCGTTGACCTCGATCACGTCGCCGAGGTCATGGTCGAGCAGGCGGTCAATGGTGTCGTCGGTGGCGGCTTGCTTGCTGACCACGGTTCGGGGCAGCAAAGACCGCGAAAGGCTATCAAGGGCAGCGCGGGTTAGCGCCGTGCGGATCTTGGTGAGGTCGAGGATGGTGTCGGCCATGGACCGGCCGATGGCCCGATGCGAGACGCGGATCGGGGTCCACAAGGTAAACTCGGATTCGTCGACCTCGTCGTTCTCAAGGATGATTCGGCCAACGCGGCGAATGCGGCGAAGCTCGACCGTGCCGTCCCCGTCGTAATCGACGCGGACATATTCGATTGTCTGCCAGACCTTCTTGGCCGAGTGGCGGTCGCTGGTGCCGTCGTCGTTGCCGATAAACGGCTCTTCGGGATGACGAGCCAGCGCGCGACTGTCGTTGGAGAGATCATGGTCGTCGGACGCAGACGAGAGGCCGAGCTTGCCCTGTGCGTCGGGGAAGTCGCGCAGCACTTCCGCGTGAAAGACCAGAGATTTCCAGGCGTGATAGTCCGCTTCGTCGATGCTATTTGCCCGCCGGCTGATGCGGAACTCTTCGGGCGGAATGGCCTGCAGCTTGGGGCGGCCGATCTTGGGGGTGTGGCGCACCTTGAGCGAGATCGCGCCGGTCTCTTCCTCGATCTCATACTCTAAAATCTCGTATTCCGGGTCATTGACGATGATCTGCGCTTGTTCTGGCGAGATCGCTTCGTACTCCTTGGTCCGGCCCGGCTTGGGATCGCACCACGACGATGAGATGATGCCGACCTTCTGCAGCAGGCCGTCGAAGGCGAAATCGTGTATGACGCCGATGCCGTCGTTGTCCTTGAAGATCGCATGGGCCAGCAGATGGCCGGCGTCCTCGAGCGCGGGATCGCCGTCCTGAAGCCCCGGATCGTCGACCGTGATCAGCTCGTCGGACGGGGAGAATGCCCGCATGAGGTCGGGCATGATCCAAGCAATCGTGTCCTCTATGTCGTGCGTAACGACTTTGGACCGATCGGGGAGCTCGTCGCCGTAGGGCTGCGCGTGATAGCGGCGCATGGCCTCGGCCTGGCTCTCGGCAAGGTCCGAGTCGTAGAACGACGACGCGTCATGCTCTTGTGCCAGCAGGATGCGAAGAAGGTCTTCCTCGCTCATCTTGGCCGGCTTGGTGTCGTCGTCTGCCATGCTATGGTGTCGATCTCACAGGAGGTTCAACGTGCGCAAAAAACTTACAGTCGAACAGTTTCTGGCTAGCCATTACCCGTCTTTGCTGCCGGACCCGGTGCGCCTTCCGCCGTCAGCGAAGTCCAAAGTAGTTTCGGGCTTTGGACCCAACCCACCTTCAGACCATGCCACCATCGGTGCGGCCGACGTGCGCGACGACTATTGGCCGTTCTCGTCAAAGGAAGAGCAAGACGCGTGGGATGCGTGGGTCGCCAAGCAGGGCTAGTGGAATCCTATTTCTATCGGCTCGCTGGCGCGTGAAATCGTTTTCTAAACGATCATGCCAGTCTTAGGCCGGCGTCGGTTTGAGTTGTCGACCACGATGACCGGTTCGGCAAACGTCAACGCGATGGCGTCCCACTCGTCTGGGGACCTCAGACCGCGTTTGCGCATTGCTTCCTTGGACTCAAGCTGGACGCGAGTGAGGCTGTCGTACTTATAGCCCGGCGCACAGGCATCAGCCTGCAGCGAGTCCTCGTCCGGTATGCTGACGCCGGCTGGCTCTTGCAGCCATTCCTTCGACTTGCCCCACATTTCAGCACGGCGATTGAGATAGCCGCCTTTCGGCCGTCCATCCTCATCAACCGGCTGGGGCTCGAGCGGAGACGAACCGAAGTTGACGGCAACAACCACCCGGCCGTAACCCATCTCCATGAGGCGGTCGTAGACACCAGCGCCGACGCCGCCAACGTCGATGAAGAACTTGACCGGTTTTTCCTTGTCGATCACCTGCTTGCACCAGCCTGCAGCCGCCATGGTGTCGAGGCCAGAACGGCTTTCCTTTTTGGTGACGACGCGACCCCGCCGGAATGCCATCGCGTGACGATCACCACCCGTCCAAGCCGGATCGTAGCCGATGACCAGAGGTCCAGACGGCTGTGTCTTGAACTTGCGCGCCTTCAACACGAGAGCCGGCGGAATGAAGCTGTCGTGCCCCGCCATCTGGAAGGCTTCGGCGGCGGTGGCCGGGTATTCCTGTTTAAACAGGACGGGGTCTTTGAGCTCGACGATCTTGTTACGCCGCCATGCCATCTGGTCGGGCTTCAAGCCGTAGGCGGCGGCGTATTCGCGCTCTTCCTCGTCCATCTCAAAGTCTGCCGGCGGGGTGCGGCGGTATTCCTCCTGCCAATACCAGGGAATGAAGATTGCTTGATAATCGCCCCTGCCAGTCTCTGCCTGTTGCCAGCGTTCGTGGTACTCGCCGCCGACGCCGTTGGCCGTGCTCTCTAAGATGATCTCGGTCCCCGGCAGATCCGGGATGGCCTGGACCACGCCGGCAAAGTGCGTTTTCGCGTTAGGCCAGAACGCGACCTCAGACCCATGAAATAACTGGATCGTCTGAGACCGCCCGACAGCCTTAGTGCCGGCTGTGCCTACCGCGTAGCCGCTTTCGAGGATGTCGAAAAACAGCTCCTTAGCGTTCGATGCGCCCGTGTGCGGCCGAACCAAGTCTGGGCAGTGCGCGTGGTAGCGTTCCACCATGCCGAACAGGTTGTCTGTCGCATCCTGCTCATGGGTCAGGATGAAGCACCGCGTCCCCTTGGCGTGGGTGGTGCGCCAGTAGAAGCGGCCGGCGATGTAAGTGCTAATTCCCTGCTGGCGTCCTTTAAGCACCAGGGCGCGGACCTTACCCGTCGCCTTGCGCTGCTCCTCGAGCTTGCTGTGAAGGTAGCGCTGCGCGGTGTTCAGCGTCAGCGGTTGGTTGCCGTGCCTGCTGTCCTTGGGCCGGATCTTAAGCGATCGTGACGCGTAGTGTTCGAAGTCGTCCTTAAGCTTCTGCCGGATCTCGCGCTCGCGATCGGAAAGGCTGGACATCAGCTCAGCTCTTCAAGCGCCTTTTCGTGCACCATGGTGACCTTGCCGGTGTGCTCCAGCTTGTCGCCGTAGCGCTTGGGGGCCTCTTTGCCTGCCTGCCACTTCTGAGCGTCGATGATGACGCGAGCTGCGTTGGGATCGAGGGTGCCTGACTTCACTTCGTCCATGATTTCGTCGATGTAGTCAGCGCGGGCCTCGGCACGGGCCTCCCTCGCGCGTGTGTAGTGGCCAAAAAATTCTGCGTCCTTGGCCACCCACAGGCGGATAAGCTCCCGTGATGGCATGCCTTTTTCCTCGCAGACCTTGCGAAGCGACTTGCCCATGGTGACGCCTTCAATCACGCGCCGTTTGAACTCTGTTACCTCTTCGTCGGAATACATCAGGCAGCCTGTGTGTGACCGATGGAGATGGCGGCGAGCTTGGCCTTGACCTGATCGCCGATGGTGGTGGCGCGGTGATGATGGGCTACCGGAGAGATAGCGGGGACGCGATCGGGCAACGGGGCGTGTTGGATCTCAATGGGCATGGACAGGACGTGCTTACGGTTGCGGCCGGCGACATAGAAGCCAAGCGGGGCCATCAGCATGAAGGCGAGAGAGCCGCCGGCTGTGATGAGGATATTGGCGTAGGAGATGGTCACGCGATCGGGCTCAAGGGTGTCCTCGGGCTTGGCGCCGGAGAACGCCAGATAGATCTGGCCGGCGGTGGTGGTCTGGTTGACGACCGAGGACGACTGGAATTTGACTTCCCCAGCTTTGGCGATCTTGCCGTCCAGAACGCGCTGCGTTGCCTCAATGCGCTTCGAAAGGTCGGACGCCTGCTCAACGGTGGCGATGCGCTCCTCGAGCTTGGCCTTTTCCTTCATCAGTCCGAGGCACTTGGCCTTGCAGCCGCCACGGGCGGTCTCAAGTTCGATCGCCTTGTCGTGGCTCTCGAGCTGGGCGCGCAGGCCGTCAGCCTTGACGGTGGCTGCCCAGGCATTGGCCTCCATCAGGGTGGCAAGCTGCTTTTGCCAAGCGTCGAGGTTGGCGCGCTCGCTGTCGGCGTTGGCGTTAACCGTCTTGTGCAAGTTGTTCTGCACGCTGGTCTGCTGCATGTCACCGACGCGGACGCCGGCCCCATAGCCGAGATGGGACCAGTAGGCCATGGCGCCGAGCGGGATGCAGATCGTCCACACGGCGAGCGAGGCGAGGCGCTTGCGCTGCTCCCACATCAGGGCGGCTTGGTCGGGGAGGAAGGCGAAGAACACGGCGCACAGGCCGAAGCCGGCGGCGTGCAAGACGGTTTGCGTGAGGCCGTACTTGAAGGCGATGGCCGCATCCACGAACAGGGCCACGGCGCCGAGGGCAAGCCAAAACTGGCCGATGGGGGTGAAGCTGTCCCAATAGGACTTGGCGAAGGCTTTCATGGGTGGTCCTCCTGGGGGACTAGGGGGACGCGGAACGGTAACGGGCGATGATGGGCTCGGCGTCGGCGCCGAATGCCCAACGGGCAATCTTGGTATTGATAGCGAGGTCACAAGGCTCGCATACGGCGGTCCATGCGTCGGTGGCACAGATGCGCCATTGATGGACGGAGGGAGCACCGCACTTGACGCAAGGGACACGGGAAATGCCGCGGGCGGTGTAGGGCTGCCGACGGGTCGACTTCATCAGTGCGGCTTTGCTTCCCACTCACCGCACCATTCGTCGGCCTCAGTTACCGGCCACTCTGCGGTTCGTTCCATCATGTCGGTGTCGTGATCAGTCTCGACATTTTCAACCGGGACGCCCTTGATTGCCGCGAGAATATTGTCGTACCGCATGCCCATGACTGGAAGGGGCGCCCGGCGGTGACACTGCCCCCGATCCTGTCGGTTGCCGTCGACCACCCAAAACCTACAGATGTCACAGATGGCGGTCATGAGCGGTACAGCATGATGAGGTTGACGATCCAAGCAACGGCGCAGATGCCGACGAGGAGAGCCCAAGCGGTCGTCAGGTCCATGGCAGCACCATCAGCTGGGCAACGGCGATCAGAACCACGAACGCTGTGAGCATCAAGAGATCGGCGAGGGTCATTCATCCCCGGTTTATGTCGCTGCCCGAATTTGGGCGCGAACCTATCGGATA